ACTTTTAACGTGTTTCTTTAATCTCTTGAATTCTTGTTTCTTGAACAGGTTCAAACTTTTTCATTTCAACAGGTTTATTTATATCGCAAATTGCATCAGCCATTGCATCTGCTAATTGTGCGATAACCCCTGATTCTGGGTATCCTGCTGTTTTAAGAATTGCTTCTTTTACTTTTGCTCTATCCATTGTTATACAGCCTTAAATAGTAGGTCTAATTGTTTACGTTTTAATTCCAACAAATCATCTGAAGTTGGTGTGTTATCTCTTAACTTAGTAACAACTTCTTGTAGAAGATCAGCATCAGAACCTGCTAATTTTTCTCCTGCTTCAAGTTTGACCATTGCATCAGCCAAAGCATCAACATCAACATTAGTTCTTGTTGCAAGAATATCTAATGATCTTACTGAAGCAGTTGTTGCTTCGTATGCTGGAAAACCTGTAACAATTGAAACTTCGTGTAAACGAATTTCTTTTAATTCTCTTGTCATTCCATCATCAGACCATCTATCTCCTTTTGATGGAACAGAGAAACCAAAACTCATTGCGTGAACATCTCCACGTTTCATAAGAACAGCCAAGTCACGACCAGCAGTTGTATCAGGCAAAGTTGCTTCAGCCAATAAACCTTTTGAATCTTCAGATAGTCTTAAAGTTTTTGAACGAGTGGAAGCCAAAACTTCATCCATATTGTGATTTTTGAAAAGTTTGACTTCGTTGCGTGCTTTAAGTGAACGTTTGAAAGCACCAGGCATAATTCTTTCAATGAAAGGTAGGGGTTCTGAGTCGCTGTTGAAAACTGCTGCGTATCCTGTGAAACGCATTCCGTCAGATTCGGTTGCTTCAACTCTTAATTCAAAATCAACATCTGTTTTAATTCTGCGTTCAACTTTATTCACTTTGTTTTCCTTTTCTTCTTTATTTAAGTTTACATTGATTGACGAGTAACGTGATTTATTTTCTTCTGCATCTAACCTATTAACTACACCTTGCGCATAATCCAAAGCCCTTTGTGCTGCTCTCTTTGATGGACCGCTTCCCCACAGTAAATGAGCAACAAGTCCTGCACCAGGATATTCAGGATCAGAGGGATTAGAATTTTTTGGTGCATCTAAATCAACAAGATGACGAGCAATCCAAGGAGCAATCCTGCGCCACTTATCTTCAGACACGCGACCATCAGCCATATCTCTGGCCTCTTGTTTAGTTTTATCTGTCAAACCATCTCCACCAAAACCTTGACGATTCAGTTCAAGACCTCTGCGAGCAGCAGCACGCATATAAGCAGGTGGAGTTAAATTAACTTGACGTTCCTCATCATCATCCTCATCTAAAGTATTTTCAGGTAAATCATCAATTTTAGTTAAAGTTGAAAATTTGTGACCAACAAGAGTATCGGTTTCATCCCAACCATTACCCTCACGACTATAAATTCTTATCAAAGCAGCAGGATCATCAGCAGTTCCTGTTATAGAAAAAGATGAATCTGGAACATTTATAGTTCCATCATTAACAATACGTTGAATACGCCCACGTGCTCTGCCCCCTGAACTATTCCAAGAAACAAAATCACCAACATTCAAAGCACCTGGTTCTGCTCTATCTTCTAATGCTGGTTGCCAAGCGTTACAGTAATAAGCCCCATTAACATAATCATCCCATTTTTCGCACCAAGCACGAAGTTCACCATCAGCAAATTCTTTAACATCATCTTCAATATAAAAAACACAATTACCACAAGCCCTACCCTCTGGAACATCTTCTGATAAAGATGGTCTGTAATTATCAGGTAAAACACGATAATCTGTTTTCTTCATTTTATTTTTCTTTTTCAATCTTTCCCCACCTGGTTCAATTTCTTCAGCGATAGAGATAGCAACCATCTGATCAATAGCGGCTTGTTTAGTTGTGTGGCATCCCATAACTTCACCATCATCTTTAACAGTTGCCCAACCTGAACAGTCAGCAGCGTTATCGGTTATGTAATAAGGCATTAAAGTATCTGCGCAATCCAACTAGCGGTATGACCATTTTTGTTAGAAACTAACCAAACAGTATTACCTTGGTGCATTGTTAACTCAAGTGAATCTAATTTAGTCAAAATCATTCCTGTACTTGTGGTAACTGATTGATTGCCTATATAAAGGTTATCTGAATTATCGTTATTGTGTATATGAAGAACAACTGGATTATTTGAAATTCCGTCAACTCTTGATGGTACAGTTCCAACAGACATTTGACCTGATAAAAGTTGACCCATAACCTGCCTTAAAGAAGCATCAATATTTCGGCTTCGTCAGCCAATATAGAAAAGTCTATACGATTTCCAGCCTGAGCAGAAAGACCAAACAAATCAGTTGATCCAGCAGCAAAATGAGATTTTATTAAAGGTTCAAGTTTAGGAACATCAGTTATCTCAACAACAAGAACTGGTGCAGGTCTTTCTTGTTTTTGTTTCTTTTTAATTGGAACATAACCATTTGAACCATAATGCTGTGGCTCAGGGGGTGGGGGTGGTTCAGAAGTTTGAGCAGTTGCTGTGAGACTTCCAAGGGGTGCATTTAAGGTAACTTCGATTTCTGGTGTGCTGACGATATTGGCATTTAATTGACCAAGTGTTGCTGATGCTGTTGCAAGTTTTGTTACAACTGCTGAAGTGCTTGAATTTAATATTCCTAAAGGCCCATCAAACATAGGCAAAATAATTGGTGTTGTGTTTGCTATTGCTGATAACTGACCAAGATTTGTAGCACCTTGAGCAAAATGTGCTACCTCAGAAGATGCTATTGAAGTGATAGCACCAAGAGATGCTTCTATTGAAACTAAAACTTCAATTTCAGATGTGCTTGTTGAGGACAAACCATTTAAGTTTGCTGAACCTGATGCGGTAATTGTTTCACTAGACCCATAAAGAGTATTAGTGTTTAAGATTCCTCTGATTTCGGAATCTAATATAAATGAGCCTGCCTCACTCATTTGTTAACTTGCTATTGTTAGTGAGGCCGTTAAAGAACCTGAAGCAATAGTGTAGGTATCTCCTGCTGTGTATGGATTACCTGTTATTGATCCTGAGAATAAAAAGTTACCAGCAGAAAGATTATCCCAAGCGGTAAAAAATGTTGCGTCTTGTGAACCAGCAATGTTTACCCAAGAAATATCTGCATCAGAAGTTATGACTCCGTTTGATGATGCACCGAAGGATGCAAGTTTTCTTGTTGTTTCAGTTGCAGGGTTTCCTGTGCCGTTAGCACCTGGGTCGCCAACGTGAAGTTTTACGTAAACTGCACCTGCTGAATAAGAGGTTGCGTTACCAACTGCATCCATTAAAGAGTTAGCCAAAAATGCGCTTAAACCAGTTGCCATAATTATTCTCCGTTAGTTTCTATTATTCTTACTATGTGATTATTTTCGTCACGTTCAACAGTTCTAATTAAAGTTTTCTGTTCAGGTGCATTGATATTAACAATAGGTGGTTCAACATTGATTTTTGTTTGAGGAATATTAACCACAGTCTCAGGTATTTGAATATTGATTTCACTTGAACGTGAAACGTCATAAACAGCACTTGGGTCTTGAGGATCAATTTGTGCAACTTGTTGTAGTTGTGTTGATGGAACTCCTGTGTGAATAATTGCTGGAAGTCCAAGTGCTGAAAGAACACTTGCTGGATCAAAACCTGTTTGCACAAGTCTTGTGGCCATAGTTACACGTTTATCTTGCTCAACAACATCTGCTTCAGCCAAGTTAATATTTGCCAAAGGAACACGGAACTGATCACCAGCATCAACAGGGCGTAAGTCCTCAAATCTGCGAACATCATTCACAGAATAGAAACCTGCTTGTAAACCAATTGAATAGCCTTGAATACGTGTTGTGAAATCTCCACGTAATAAACCATCAACGTTGAATTTTAAGAATGCGTCTGTTGGTAGAAGTGTTGAATAAGCGTATTCAATTTTCTCAATGTATGGTCTTAATGTGTGAACAACGAATTGAATATTGTTTTGTTCAACTGAAGCGTAAGACTGTGCTCCTGGTGTTGTAACACCAATCATATGAGGTGGGACACGGAACATTCTTGCAATTGATTCAACAACAAATTTTTGTGAATCCAACATTTGTGCTTCGTCAGGATTTACACCTGTTTTAACATATTTTGCACCAGCAGATAGGACACCAGTTTTATGAGATTTCTTGTAACCCTTATGTGAATTATCAAAACCTGCTTGTAAATCTTTTGCTTGCTCTCTAGTTAAAGCACCTGGGAATTCAATAATTCCTTGAGTTGTTGCGCCTTGACCAAAGAATCTTGCAGCGAAACTTTGTAATGCTGAAGCAAGACCAAGGTTTTCTTTCAATTCGGTCACTCTTGAAATACCACGCATTGCACCAGGTTTACGTATTTCAGTTATGTGCAACATATCTCTTGCTGGAACAACTCCCGAAGTTCCGTTGTCAATTAAATATTCAATCTCTCTTGTTACAGCATTGCGTTGCATTTGTACTCGAAGCGGATCAAGACAAACTAGGTTTGCTACGTCTCCACGATTGTCACGAAAAACTCTGGTGAAAGAGTTACCATCTAATAAAAGTGAAACAAGAACTTGTTGATAATGTTCGCTTCTTAATAAATCAATATCTGGTTTTTGTACCCATTCAGGTCTTGGTCGGTAAGGAACACGATTACCATCTCTACGAATGAATGAATCAACTGGAAGTGTTGAGATTGTGTCGGAGATCAAAAGAACACAAGCATAGAAAGCCCCAATACTCATTGAGGTTCTTTCGTCTATATTCGCGCCTGATTCTGTGGTGAAAGCAAATGTGTCTCCAGCACCCCAAATGGATTGAAAAGATATTGCGCGATTTTCGTTATTGTTAAAAAGATTACCTAACATTATTTACCTCTCTCAAGCGCAAGACCAGTTAATACTAATGAAATTCCTAATACTGTTATACCCGCTGGAATGTACATAAGTCCAATGCCGACTGAAAGTGTTAAAAGTCCTACCGCTTGAATAATTGATGAAATCAAAAAATCTCCTAAAAGAAAAACTCTGGGACTAGAGGTTCGGTGTCATTCCTAGAAACTGTTGCTCTGTCAAAAGCAATGATACTAGCAACTGCGGCATCTATTTTTCGTGGACTTCCTCTGTGCTCCTTCACAATACGCGGACCTAAACGATCTATCTTAACAACAGCATTTGAAATATGTCTAGTTAAAAGTGCTGAACCATCTTGTGTAAGTTTTTCACCAACCACAGCATCATAAAACTTTGCACACGCTGGAATCATTCGAGCAGCAGATGTTGATGGCCATTCCACAACAGGTAAACCAGCATCCTGTAAAACTTGCATTGACCTTTGCCAACGGAAAGGATCACAAGCAATTTCTTTAACATTATGATTTTTACAAAATTGAATAATGGTATCTTCCACTTCTAAAGAATCAACGCGCCACTCCTCGGAGTCAGTCACTTGTTTCTCCCAAGCCTGGACAAGAAAAACGTGTGGTTCATCTTCAACAGTCACACCCATAATCACAGAAGCATCACCTGAGAAAGAACCATCAAAACCTAAAACAACTGGAACATCTTTATCAATCTCACGTTTAACTTCTCTTGCTTCCCAAGCACCATTCGGAAGCCAAGCAGTTTGCGAAGAAACCCAAGCATTAGTTCTTTTAGTTCTAAACTCTGCTTCAGGTGTTCGTTTAACAGCGGACTCAAAATCTTCAACAGAGTTCAAATCACCAAAAGCAGGATTCGCAAGTTTCCAAGTTTCAGGATCGCGGTGATCTGCTTCAACACTTGCTTCCCACCAAGCCATAAAAAAACTTGGGTCATCATATTCGCCACGAATAACTTTTTGTCCATACTGATACAAGTTGTAAGCAATTGAATCTTGACCTGTTGCATCCGCTTTAACACCAGCAGTTGTAATAGCCATCAACAAAGGCTCACGCCTAGCACCCATACCAAGTTGCATAACGTCAAACAATTCACGATTAGGTAAAGCGTGCAACTCATCCATAATCACAAGAGTTGGTGACAAACCCTCTTTCGTGTAAGCCTCAGAAGAAAGCACACGATAAACAGAACCAGTAGACGGAATCTCAATCGCATCACGATACAACTTTGCTTGCGCCATCAACTCAGGTTCAGCCTCAATCATTTTCTTAGCATCACCGAAAACAATTCTTGCCTGATCACGATCAGCAGCACAAGAATAAATTTCACCACCAGCCTCACCCATAAACAAACCCCACAAAGCAATACCAGAAGATAAAGCAGACTTACCATTCTTACGAGGCATCCCAACATAAGCAGTTCTGTTTTTGAAACGACCATCATCACGAACAGCAAAAATGTTATCTAAAAGTTTTTTCTGCCAATCACGCAAAACAATCTGCTGACCAGAACGACCAGCAACAGTATCTTTAGTTTGTATACACATTGAGTTAATAAAATCTGAAACTTCCCAACCACGAGAAGCAGCCAACTCTGCATCATCAACAGCGGTAAGCCACCTAGGCGGCCAAGACTTAGTTTCTGTTATCGCGTCTGGCACGTAACTCCTCAAGTTTAGATTTCGCCTT